ACGTTTCCCCTGTTCCTTAGAAGTTATATCTGTTGGTGCTCCCAAAACATTAATCCAATCCCATATAGATAACCAATTTTGTACATTTTCATCAACGATCATTCTAATGGATAATTGTTCAAACATTATTTCATCGCCTGGATCATCTACATTTTTGAGTGGAGTGATAAATGGAATTGTGCTTATACTAACTCCGGGCAAATTGGCAGTCTGACAGAAATAATTTACAGCCGGATATCTCCCAACAGCAAATTTAAAACTTACTGGCGACAGATAACTTAAATTAGAGGGTAGAGACTGTAGGGCTGACATATAATAATATCCTTTCTCTACTATTTAGTAAGCATAAAAAAAGGGGAAGATCAGTTTCCCGATCCTCCCCCTCAACGATCCTCTAGTGTAGCGAAAAACTAGAAGAATTTCTTACATAAGATTGTCAACTCTGACAGTTCTGTAATAAGCGTTTGTACCAGTTGCAACCGCACCTGTGAATGGGTCAATAGCACTGTTACTAAATGGATTTGCTACCATTCCGTAACGTGTTTTGAATCCAATCTTAGGTTGGAAGGAATTCTCACCAACCGCACGAACCATTTGCAATGGAACGTAAGGACAGTAGAAAAGACCTGCGTCATAAGCGGATGTACCTTTGTATCCAACAACGAAGAAGTTTGTTGCAGAAGCACTGAAATAAGGATCGATATACACTTTGAATCGACCGTTAAGTGTTCCAACAAATGTACTTCCTGTGTCATCAACACCTGATCCGTCCATTACTCCACTCATTGCGAGTGCAGATGCTACGTCTGAGGATGTGATGATGATGTTACCCTTACCGCGACGTGTGGCTTTTGCGACTGCATTAGCTTCACGTTCAATTTGGAACATCAAACCTTTAAACTTCTCAACAGACCAACGTCCGTTAGAATCTGTGTCAAGGTCAAAAACACCAGCTGTTGTTGTGTTGTGTTGTGCACCATGAGCAGCACTAAAATAAATTGTGCGGATAACTTCACGGTTAATTTCAGCCAAAATCTCAGCAGAGATTATGTTAGCCAATTCTGTTTCAGCATCCAAACCGTGAACGGCTTTAAGATCCTGTGCCAATTCCATCGAGTACTCACCTTTGAGTGCACGTGTCTTAGCTGTAACAGTAACTTTGTCGATTGAGAAAGCCATCTGTTGGAAATCTTCAGCAGCAGTTCCAGCAGTACCCAGTGTTCCGAGTTGTTCGCCAACTGCAGCACTATTACCAATATCGTTCAATGCCAATGCGGGTGATCCGCCTTGTGCACCAGCGACACCAGCTGTACCAACTGATCCTGCGTCTCCACCAGCATCACCTGAATGTGTGGATTCTGGTTCGATGTACATTGTGTCTGCACCATTTTGAGTGTCATACTTGGAACGCATTGCGAAAATGAGTCCAGTAGGGCCAGTCATTGGTTGTACGCCACAAACATCATAAGCAATGAGATTAGGCATTGCGGAACGAATCATTGAGATCATAACTGGATCTTGATACGTTATTGGTGATGGATGAGCATCTGATGTTGCAGTGACGTTTGTTGTCTCTGACATCATACCAAAAGATCCACCTGCTTGTGCAGTTTCTCTCATGGCAATTTCTTGGTTTTCCAGAAGAACGGCGGTAACCGCTTTCCTGTAGGAATCCTTAATCTTTGGCAAGTCTGCGTGATCTAAGATCGGAGCCCATTTTTTTTGTAGTCCTTCAGCTAAATACATGTTTTTATCTCCTAAAAATGGATGTTATTAAAAGTTAGTTGTTAATGTTATGCCGGGTTAACGCTTTTGCGTAAAAATCTACACCTGCATCAGATTGCTCAACAACATCATCTGTTTCAGTATTTTCTACTTCTTCAGTTAATGGTTGAACAGTTTCTTTTGAACTTTGTGGGAAATAGTTCTCTTTGATAACAGCCAATTTTTCTTTGTATTGGTCGCTATCTTCGTAGTCTACACCTTCAGAAAGTTTTTCTAATTTTTCTCTTTCAGTATCAGCCAAATCTTCAGAAACAGTTCTTAACGCTTCATCTTTTTTGTACTTTGAGAGTTCTTGCTTTACTTCCACATTGGAATTAACTGACTCATCAAGTTTCTTCTCAAGTTCTTCAACTTTCTCGAAAAGGTCATCTACGAGGTCAACTTTTTCTTCTGGAATGTCAATGTAATGCTCAGTAAATAGATTTTTGAGTCCTGACATGAAATCTTCAACCAACTCAGAACGAACACCTCGTTCTACTGCTAGTTCATTTTCTTTCATCCACTCTTCTACAACATAACTGAGATATCCGTCAGTTTTTTCTGTCAAGGAGCTTGTAAGTTCTTCTTTTGCTTCAGAAATTTCTTTTTTGTAACTTGTTTCTAATTCATCAACCCTTTGATTGACTTCAGAAATTACTTTAGCTGTAACTGCCGCTTCAAATATTGTGGAAGCTTTGGTTTTAAACTCTTCAGAAAGATCTTCGCCACTTACTAGTGCAGCCATGTCTTCTTTGACATCAATATCAAGATCTTCTTTCTTGAGTTTTTTGTTTTCCATTTTATAATCATCTTTTTCTTCTTCATCTTCATCTTCGTCATGTTCCATCTCTGCAAGAGTTGATCCCATGATTTTTGAGAAAGAATCGGAAAGATCAGACTTCTTCATGCTGTTCAATTGGTCATAAAGTGCCTTAATCATACCAGCTTTAGTTTTAGGAGCAGAAACGGCTTCTTCAACCTCTTCTTCTTCTTCCTCATCTTCTTCTGGTGCTTCTTCTTCTTCGCCTTCAACTTCTTCTTCTTCTTTTACCTTAGCTTTTGCTTCGTCTAAGATCCCTTCGCCCGAAGACATCGCAACAGCTTGTTGCTCTTCTTCCAGTTCTCCAGCCGTTTGTTCTAAAATTTCTTCAGACATTGAAAATCTCCTATTATTAGTAGTAATTATAACTTATTATTATTTATAAAAATTTATATTTAGAGTTTAGAAATGAAATCTTCAAAAGATTGAACAAGTGTCTGTTCTCGTTCTTTTCTAGATGACTTCTCAATTTGGGTTTTATATTCTTGAATTTGTCGCTCTTTCAACAAACCATTATCCCAAATCCATTCTTTCCCCTCCATGATTCCAGCTACAAATGCATCTGGTGCAGAAGGATCGGCAACAATATCAGCTGCAGTGGCGAGATAAAAATCACCCTGCACCTCTTGAATGCCGTCCTTTGTAGGTTTCAACGAACCCATTCCTCTTGATGAAACTCCTAAACGAGCACCTTCATCAATGAGATTTTTTACTATCTTTCCGTATGGGGTATCTAAAATTTTAGCTCTACCCATGAAATTTTGGTCAACTTCTACAAGTTCCTCAATCATGTGGGAAACTCTTTCCAGATTGACAGTAGGCCCGTCTGGATGTCCTAGTTCACCGAAAGCTCTTTTCTTTTCGATAAATTCTGTATTATACCGTTTCGCTTCTTTTTGAAGGATAGCCTGTGGATAAATCCTACCATTCCGGTTTTTAGTATTTGCTTGCATGAAAATACCTTCTATAAAATAACTCTTACCTCCGGTCTTATTGGCTTCTGTAAGAAACTCTACATTGGTAACTTCTTCGCTAATTAATCTCATATACTTCTCCTAATTTTCGTCATGGTGGTTTTAATTATTTCCTTAAATTCTTTTGGGCGGAAGATCGTCTTTGTTCAGAACCAGATCCTCCCTTTACGGAAATATCTCTTCCTGTAGCAGTTTTACCCATCTTCTTCATCCGGTCTTTCTTTTTTTGAAGAAGTTTAAATCCCGAAGATCTTTTATATTTTTTCTGCCTCATCTTAATTTTATTTCTATTCTTGCGATAGTTCATCTTTTGATCTCTTTTTTCCGCAGAAGTTTTCTTAGCCCGTTTAACTACCTTTTCATCTAGATCTTCATCCAAAAGATCACATTTAAATTCAGAAAATGTTTTCATTTATCCCTTATAATTGAAACGTAATGCAGCATTACCTTCATAGTTAGGT